AGCACTACCAATGACATTGACTTCATTGGAACGGCAGGGCTTTCATTTGATAATGGCGCACGCTTTCGCAAAGGCACAACCGATGCAGGGCTTGGAGGCGCAAAGGGCACAGCTCAACTCTGCTCAATTAGCTATGAGCTGAAGTGGGAGGCAGGCCGATTGTACTACATGGAACAGGATGGCTTCACCATTAGGGATGTCACTCACAATTTCACCTTTGTACCACAGCCAACAGATGATTCAAGCAAGGGCTATGTGGTTGGCTCAAGATGGAGCCTTGATGATGGTACTGTCTATCTTTGCTCTGATGCCACAATTGGGGCTGCTGTGTGGGCAGTGGTGAGCACTGGAGGTGTGACAAATGTCACTGCTACATCACCAATATTTTCAAGCGGTGGTGCAACACCTGATATATCAATGCAGCCTGCAAACTTATTTGATGATGGCTATTTGACATCAGCAGACTTCACCTCATTCAATAATAAATTTGATACACCAACAGGAGCAAGCACAGATTATCTTGATGGCACAGGAACACCTACACCATTTCCCACAATTCCTGCCGCACAGGTAAATTCAGATTGGAATGCAACAAGCGGTGTTGCTGAGATATTAAACAAGCCATCATTAGGGATGCAAGGTGGTCAGGCAACTGGAACGGATACCTACGCTGTATCAATTCCTGGTGTGACTTCTTATGGCACTAATGATGCCTATGCCATTGGATTCACCAATGCCAACACAGGTGCATCCACTTTAAATATTAACGGCCTTGGAGCTGTCAATATATCAAAGAACAATATTGTTCCAATTATTGGAGGAGACATTGCTGCCAATCAGCAATTCATTGCCATTTATGATGGTACCAATTTTCAGCTTTTAGGTGTAGCTCCGAATCAGATGTTTGCATACATCACCAATGCAGGCAGTGTGACTATTAACAGAGGCCAGCCAGTCTATGCATTTGGTGCAACTGGAGATCGTATGACTGTCAAACTTGCCAATAATACATCAGAGGCTACAAGCTCCAAGACTGTTGGCTTAGTATTTAGCAGCTCAATTGGGCCGAACCAAAAAGGCTACATCATAACTCAAGGTGTAATTGATGGTATAAATACCAATGCATTTACAGCAGGAGATACGCTTTATGTAGGCAATACAGCAGGCTCACTCACAAACGTGCTGCCATTGGCACCGAATCACTTGACCAGGATTGGGATTGTAGAAAGAGCCAATGCAGGCAATGGTCAGATTTATGTATTTGTGCAAAATGGATTTCAGCTTGATGAGCTGTCAGATGTGGACATCACCACAGTGACACCTGTAAATAATGACTTTTTAGTTTATACCACTGGTGTAAATAACCTTTGGAAAAATAGAAGTTTGGGCAATGTGCTTGGCGGCACTACTTCACAATACGTAAGAGGTGATGGCAGCCTTGCCACCTTGCCAAGCGGTGGGCCTGTGATTTACAAGAGCACCACAGATGGCACATCCATCACAGGGGTGGCATCGGAGCAGATAAGTGCAAGCCAATTAATACCGGCCAACACCTTTGCGGTTGGTGACATCATCAGAATATCTTGGCGAACTCGAAAAACGGGTACGGCATCAGGCTCAACCTTTAAATTGTACATCAATACAACGGCATCATTGACAGGTGCCATTCAGCTTGGCTTGTTAAGTATTGGAGGCTCTACAAATTTAACCAATCAAATGCAGCGTAGCTTGGCCATTAAGTCAGCAACTAATACCGAGGCATTCTCAAACGTGAATGTAAATGATGATTTTACCTTCACAAGTCCTGCTGTAATTAGTGCAAATGTAAATTGGGCAGTGGATCAGTACATCATATTCATGACACAGATCACCACAGCCACAGCCGATACAGTACGTACTTCATTTTATTTAATTGAAAAGCTATGATAAATATCAGCATCACATCAGAGGTTGCTAACTTTTACAGCAACGTTAGCCAGTCAGATATAACGGCCAATTTATTTGAGCCTAAGTGGGAGCGAAATGATGATGACTCATTTAGCCTCTGCACAGATCAGGGAATATTTAATATTGTAGTCAGTGACTATAAATTAAACGGTCAAAAATATAACAGCTCAGAAGCTGCAATTACCTATTTAAATTCTTTGTAAATTAGCAACTAAATTAAGCAACTATGGCAGGGGTAAAAGTAACCGACTTAACTACATTAGGCACAGCAGTACCAACAGATATTATGTACATTGTGGATGTAGGCTCAAACCAATCAAAGCAGATTGAGGTGCAAAATATCTATTCTGGTTTGCCGCAATTTGAAAGTGGAACGTTTACGCCTACTGTATCGAATGAGACATTCAGCGAAATTGTATCACCTTTAGCTGCATATTACAGCAGGGTTAATGACGTTGTTAATTGTACATATTTTTTAGAGGTAGCTTTAGATGCTGCGGAAACAGAGGCAGATTTTGAATTGAGCCTACCTGTGCCATCAAACTTTACCAATGCAAAAGATTTAGTAGGTATTGTAGCTTATAACGCAGCTCCTGCCGATTTAGTACAATGGGGATTGCAGGCAGAAACCGTAAATAATACTGCAAAAGTCAATTTAGAAAATGCAAACACGGGCAATGGTTTTCAATACATTTATATCACCGTTCAATATTTAGTATTGTAATAATGCGCTCGACATCGGCACAAGGTCTGGCAATAATTAAGAAGCATGAGGGCTTGAGATTGAGCAGCTACCTGTGCCCGGCAGGGGTGCCCACCATCGGCTACGGCAATACCAGATATCCTGATGGCCGCAAGGTGATACTTGGAGAAAAATTAAGCAGCGAAAAAGAGGCCACTCAATTACTGCTTGCCTCTTTACAATCTTTCGAGGCTGCTGTCAATCGGCATTTACCTAATCTTAATCAATGTCAATTTGATGCACTCGTGTCATTCACTTACAATGTGGGCACAGGTGCATTTATTAAATCCACACTTTTAAAGAAGGCCAAAGTCAATGCATCAGATCCATCCATTGTGGATGAGTTCCAAAAGTGGGTGCGAGGTGGAGGCAAGGTGCTGCCAGGTCTGGTGACTCGCAGGCGAGAGGAAGCCAATCTGTATTTCTCACTTTGTAAATAAAGGGGCTAAATTCAATTAACACATTGGCCCAATCATTCGTAAATTGAGCCATGAGTCGGAAGCCTACCAAAGCACGTAAGATCTGCAACATCATTTTGAAACATTGGAAGCCCACCATTGGCTCCCTTGTGATCCTGGTGTCTGTCTTTATGCTGATCTTAAAAAAGATTGAGGTCGAGACTTTGGCCGCTATTGTCGCAGCAATGGTGGCAGCAGGCTACATCCCTAAAACCAACAGCAATGATACCAACTGACACCATACAATGCAACAATCCGGGCCACTGCCTTAATCATCCAGTGAAGCCAATTGTTGAGGTAGTGCCAACAGTGCTGCATCAGGACACCATTGCAGCCGATACTTTGACAATTGATGTGTCTGATGTACTGCCAATCAAAAAAATAATTGATCTGCCTGCTGACTCAATTCAGCCTGTTGATGTATCTTTATTAAGTGAATCAACGTACCACACCATCAAGATTCACCAAGTAAGAAATCAGCCAGAAATTGAACAGCCTATGAATATTGATTTACTTTGCAATTCGATTACCTTCACATTCATGTTGGCTGTTGCTGCTAAGTATGCCATCACTTGTGCTCCATCATGGGCTCAATTGTTTAATGAGCTCAAGCAAGAATTGTCATAAAAGTTTAATGGCTTAACGTATCTTTGTGATATGGCAAGCCTGCATATCCTGGACTCATCCATTGATCTATTCTATGTCATATCCGATCAGGATGGGGGCATAGTGGCCTCCAATGATTTATTCAAAGAATATAGCAGCCACATTAAGCCATCCAATATCATGGACATTGCGGCACATGATAGTGATAAGGATGAGCTGCTAAGGGCCATCAAGAAGGCAAAAAAGAATACTCCTGATGCTGTGCGGGTATATGCCAAAACCAAGCAAAAGATTGGATCAGAAAGATACAATATGTGGAATGTTTATTCCATCATGGACAGCCTGCATTTTATTGGGATTCAACTTGTGGATGTGACATCAATCTCTGCCCATGAGCATGAGAGACAGAAGGTGCTTCTGGAGGAGTTCAGATTTATGTTAAGCCATGAGCTCAGGCAGCCGCTTACTTCAATCGGTGGATTGGTGAGAATGCTGCTTGACCATCCAGAGGCCACTGAGCAGGAGAAAAGTGGCATCATGATCATGATTGCCTCATCAGTGAATCGGCTTGATGATGTGGTAAAATTGTTGGTGAAGAAAGCCACAAGACAAATTTAAATATCTTTGTTGCATGAGCCTGCCTGCAACAGATATTGAATGCGATGAGAGATTGGTAAAGGTATTGGTGGTGTATATGATTGAGCGTGACATGCCGCTTAATGTGGTGAGCCAGATCTTGATGGATCAGCTCAAGGATAAATCAAGTTATTTGGCTAAATTTAATGAAATTTTAAGCCATGTCCGAGACCACTCTTAAGCACCATGCCATCTATGGTGTGACAATTCTGATCTTATTGCTGCTCACATTTCGCTCCTGCCAGAATCAGAAAGCAGCAGAGGCCGATCTTAAGACCATGATTGAATATAAGGATAAACTTGTGCGCAGGATGGCAGAGGACTCATCCAATCTCATAAGCCAGGGCATCAGAATTGTGCAGCATGCTGAACTGGAGGAGGCACTGCTTGAGGAAATTGAGATGATGGAAATGCGCAAGCCAACAGAGGTGGTGAAGTATGAGACTAAAACAGTTATAAAGACAGAGATCAAGCTTGCCGATCCGGTTTACATTGACTCCTTTCCACACCTTAAGCTGCCAAGGCCCTTCTTTAAAAAGGATAAGCACCTCACAATTGGTGGTGAGATTAATCGCTTAGGAAGCCTCCAGATTGATTCTTTAATCATTCCCACCACTTACACTGTGGCCTTTGGAGATACGCTCAGAAATGGGCTGTTTAATAGGTTAATCAAAAAGAGTGATCCGGTGGTGCGCATCAGGGTGGACAATCCCAATGTGGTAGTCACTGGCATGAGTAATTTTGTGGTAAGGAAGCCTCCAAGATGGTATGAGACCACAGGCTTCAAGATTGGTGTGGGTGTGCTGGTTGGATTTGGGCTGGCAGTGGCAGCACCTTGAGTATAAATTTTGTTGTTGATTTACAGCACTTTGTAAATTATTTTTTATTATTATTGATTATGTATTTGCATATTCAATAAATGGGTGTACATTTGTCAAACAAAACAACGATAAAAACACACAGCCATGACAACAGCAGCACAACCTTTCGAAAATTTTAGAGATGCACTTCTTGAGATGCCAGAAGTAGGCGAAACAATTAATGCTTTTGGATATGCTTACAGATTAGCCATTTCCTTGCGATTAAACACAATTACATTTGATGAATTTGATGGCCTTTCAAAAGAACTTGAATGCTATTGTAATCGTCACAAAATAGAAACTTCAAACGAAATCTGCTCTTTATTCTAACCCCCACCGGGCGGCTAACCACCGCCTACTTTTCAAACAATCCAAAAATCAAAACATCATGAAAACAGAAATCCAAATTTTTGCTTACAGCGCAACCGGCCAGAACCTAATCTGGCATCAAGGCATGAATGACTTTATTGGCTTCGAGCGTGATGCTCCTGCAACCGATCTTGATGAGCTTAAATATGCCAAAAAAAAGGCCAAAGAATATGCAGCCATTGTGAATGTATGGGCCGAAAAAATTGACATCGAAACAGGCGAACTTATTGAATCTTACTTTTAACAACTATAAATCATGACAAAAGCAGTAACAATTTTCAAGAATCTCGAATCAACAGAATACTTTCACTACGATCACCTTGCAGGGGTGCTCACAATAATCATCAATGATGGCCCTCGCAAGGGCATGATGGTGCGCTATGACTCTAAGAGTGCACAGCTTGCCAGACAATACAACAGAGAGCAAGAGTATGGTGTTCCATACGATATCCGTATCTTTGACTCCTGCACAATTGAGGAGTTCCATCATGCCTACACCTTCGCAGTGGAAGCAGTACATCAAGGAGTCCTTGAGGCCCTACAAGCGTAATCTTTTAAACCCTTATATTTTTATGAAAGCACCAATTAGCACCGGAAACACCGGCACAAAACAGCTCGCCCCAGAAGGGACTCATGTAGCACGTTGCTACCAGATCATTGACAAAGGCACCACCTTTGATGAAAAGTGGCAGAACAAGAAGCGCAAAGTACAATTTGTATTTGAGCTGCCAAACGAGCTCACCACATTCTCCTCCGAAAAAGGTGAGCAGCCATTCATGGCCAAAACAATAATGAATTTGTCAATGTCTGACAAGTCAATCATGCGAAAATTTATTGAGTCATGGCTTGGAAAAAAGATGACCGATAAACAAGCATCAGACCTTGACCTGTTTAAATTGGCCGGCATGCCCTGCATGCTCAACCTTGGGCACAACACCTTAGCCGATGGCCGCACATTTGTAAACATCATGAGCATTGCGCCAATGCCTAAAGGCATGGCCTGCCCTGATCAGATTAATGAGACTATCTGTTATGATACCACTGAACACAATGAGGAGGTATTCAATAAGCT